AACAATTGCGAGCGTTGCAAAATCGCTTGGTTTTGTGCAAAGCGTTGCGTTTCACTAAAGATAGCAGGATCACTGACTGGGATGATGTCCATCGGACCGTCAAAGTCTGACGGATCAATTTCAAGTCCAGCCTCGTATGCTTTCAAGTCTTCAACTGTTAAGTACGCAGAGTTGATGCGATGCAATACTTTTAGCACGCGATCCATCGAGTTGTGCAAACGCGCATGAATTGAACTGAATACCACCATGCCTTGCTCAATCAACGCCATCGTCGTGCCAACAGGTTGATTAGGATTTTGATCAGACAGCTTCTCAAACGATGTTTGAATCACACCTTTGCCAGCATCCACTAAGAATCCAAGTAATTGGAAAAGCACAGGTGATGGACCGTTAAATGGCAGTGGCATGGCAATTTTGCGCACGTCATCCACCATTGCGCCACCATCAAGCTCAACAACTTCTGTTGGTTGCACGTTGATAGTCTGACCGTTAGGACCGCCTTTGAGTTTAAGTAACGTCGGCACGTTTTGAATGTGCGCTGAGTCAAGCAATGCACGAAGCGCACCAGTAGCCGCACCTGATAAACCGCCAATCATTTGTGTCAAACTGATTGGATAAGCACCACGCCAAGGCACAAATGGAAACTCAATGATCCAATCTAACTCTTTGCGGTTCTCATCTTCAGGTTCCCAGTTTCTGTAGAGTGCAACGCCTTCGCTGGTTGTTTTGTCGATGCTTAAGATATATGGCTCCATGCCATCGCCAAAGTCTAGAAACGTGTAGACTTCAAAAATGGTGCGAAGTCCATCCTCGTTGTAGCTGCTTTCCTTTCTGCCTTCAATCTTGTCGTTGGCTTGTGATGATTTGCTATACTCAGGATCACTTGCGTAACCTAAGTCAACGTCGATGTACATGCCAGCTTTAACGCGACGCGCATATTCCATCTTGGTGATGTATTGCACATGTGTCTTACGCTCTGCCGTATAAAAGTTGGTTGCAGCGAACGGCAGGTAAACGTCTTCAATAGCGATAAACTCCGCTTGTGGTCGCTTGTACTGGTTGTTCCACATTAACTTGAGATATTGACCACCACCCAGTGGCAATTGCGTACTAAGCTGCTCTAGCTCACCTCTGAACTCTGGCATCTGCTCAGTTAGCTGCCAATTCATAAAGTCTGCTTTGCGTTGCGCTTTTGCAAGTTTTTCTTTTTCCTGCTCGCCTAGTATCTTTGTTTTGACAGGACCGTTAGCTGGGAAGATCTCTTTCATCACACGCGCAGAAAAATCCACGCATGCTTCAACCAGCATTGGATGTACTACTTTGTTTGCACCGGTGAACTGTGCGCCACCAGGTGCATCATCGCCAAGACCTGTTCTGCGCAAACCTTCTTCGTATTGCTTGTCGCGTTTTTCGCGTGCTTCTTTATCGCGATCAATCTTTTCTAGCAGATCCTCAATCATGTCAGACAAGTCTGACTGATCTACTTCATCGATGATGTTAGCAAAATGCGCTGACTGTTCTTTTTCGTCTTTTTCGTTTTTGAGTTTAAGGATAGCACCGCCATCCTCTGTGTCTTCAACGTCAGATTCTTCGTCAGGATCAAACTCTACGTCTTCACCTTCCAACTCGTCTTCATCATCAATGTAATCGTCTTCAATTTTTTTAGCCATGCTTTGCCTCTCTTATTGATGTGGGTATCTTACCACTTTTTAGTGGTTGCGAATGTGTGGTTATCTGGATAGACACAGCAGCCGGTTCTTCTTCTTCTTGCTCATCCTCCATGCTGTCCATAAATGCTTTCATGATTTGCTCAATCGCATCGTTATGAAGCACGTCAACAATACCACCGTGTGCGTATAAGTCTTCTTCTGTTGCAAAGATGGGTTTGCCTTCTGATAAGCGTTGATGTGCATGGTCAATGGCTTTATGCACAATACTGCGTGGCATGTCTTCACCTTCTTGCAAATGAAGAATAAGACGAATCTCGTCAGGTGTTAGCGTAGGCACCAGCGTTGGTACGTCCATTTCTTCACCATTGATAGGCACACCAATTGAGTATTCAGTCATCACGCCTGTACCGTCTGGACGTTCAAGCTCTCCGAAATAGCCAAGACCTTTCTTTGTTTTGTCTGGTCTGTTGCCATAGCCATAGTCACTTTCTTCGTACTTGTCGTGCAATGCTTTAACTTCACCGCCTTTTGCATAGCCAAGATTTCTAAGTACCTTATCGGTAATAATTCCGCCATAAGGTTTCATTTGTAATGCGCGAATATCTCTTGTTCTTGGATTTTTTAAATCCATTAAACCACGATACTCTGCAATATCTGGCATTAGTTCATATGCACTTATATCTCTATCAAGCATACCTAATCCTTGACCGGGAACACCTTTAGGATATGCACGATGTCCAGACTCTTGAATAATAGGATTGCCAACAAATATTTGACCAACATTTTGTAAACCGGTATCGGGTGCTAAAAGTTGGCTAGGATCAGCAACAGCAAGTCTAGCTTCGCCAATGCTAATCCCACCAGCGTTTCTGTATTTTGTATCAAGATGATTTTTTAATTCTTTTCTAACTTTATCGGGTGTATTTCTAAATTGATCTATACCTTCTTCAGATTCAATCCCTTTAAAGTCTGGAATAAAATCTTTAATGCTTTTATTAACGGCACGTTTCTCTTTCTTGTTCATATTAGCGTTCATGTACTTAAGCATTGTTTCGCCTGTCATGTTCGCATAATCTCCGCCCGTTGGAGCCATTCGCCAAGGCATATAAAGTGGATCAAGACCGCCCGTTCTTGCGCTTAATTCTTTGCCATATTTCATAATGGCGTTAACTGGATCTTTCCCTGATGCCCATACTTGGCCTGGATTATTAAACATATAATCTTGACCGCCTTGTAAATCAACATCAACTGGACGATCATTAATGTAATGTAGCTTTCCAACATTAGTACGATCTGACATAGAAGTTACAAACGGATAGCCTTCATAATTTGCAAGACTAATAATGCGTTTTTCATTTTCTGGACGTGACAACTGCAACATCATGTTTTGCAGTTTTTCTTGCTCTAATTTTCTATCATCAAAACGCAAGTCATAACCTAAATCACCAATTCGTAATTTATGAATTGTACCAAGCACACCACCCGCAGACTCTGGCGCAAACGGCATGGCACCTGTCTGCGCTAGACCGGCAAACTCCATACCTGCTTCAGCTTTTTGTGCATCAGTTCTGAATATTGGATGCTCCATTGCGTATAGCGGATAACTTTCTTCGTCATAACCAGCATCTTTAGCGGCTGCAAGTTCTGCATCTGTTAGCTGGTCTGTTGCAATTGCATACATATCGTTTAAATGTTGCCCGTAACGCTTTGCCGCTTCAATTGGATGATGTATTGTTGATGCAATGACAGAATCGTTTGGTCCGAAGTTACTACGTTCGTATGCTTTTTTTAGTCTAGCTAAGTCGTCTGCATAACCTTCATCATCCTGCGCGTCAACTTCACCACCTTCAGCGTAACCTTTTTTTAAATACTTGTTGTATCGTGCATCAAGTGCTTTTAATGCTTTAGCATCAGTAAACTGTTCGTATTGTTTTAACAAATCATCAAGCTCTCTATCTTTAGCACTTTTTAACATGTGAAAGTATTCATTCTTACCAGCGGTGCTGTTAATTACTCGTGCTAATTCTTCTGGATTGTCAACATTACGACTTAAATATTCATGAAATCTTGGCAAGTCTTCAATCCCAAGACCCGATGAAAAGTTGGCTGCCTTTACTTCTGCATCAGATATAGGTTTATTAACTTTCATATCACCACTAATTAACCACTCACCCGTCATGTTTGGACTAGTCTTGTATCGATAAAAACCACCAAACGGTATTTGATCTGTAATATGTGCTTCTTTAGGAATTAATATGCCTTTTTTATTTATACCACGCTCATTAGCTAGCGTTTGCCAATCCACATCTGCTGGAAATTCAACTTCTGCCCATTGATGCTCAAATGGTCTATATACAGGAGGTTTTCCGCCTTTACCAATATGTGTTGCAATAGGAACATCACCAGCATGCCAACCAGGTCTATACGCTAAAGGTCCAAGTATTGATTTAACTTTATATGCATTTTGAGTTGCCGGTGCGCCTGCTTCAGCCGCAACCCATTCATTCATTGGCACAGGTTTATCTGCATTTACAAACAATGGGTAAAGCGTATTTGGATCATTTTCTTTTGTTCTAAATAATTTATAAGCGTTGACAGTTTTTTCTGGTGCGCCTATAGATAATGCCATTGGATTTAAATGTTCAATCAAATAATCTGGATCGCGCATTTGTTCGATTGTTGGCACGGTGTCTTCTAATGCAGTTTTTGTTGCATCAAAAAACTTAGTTGCATTTGGATAAGCACGCTTTAGTTGCTCTAAGTCTGCTGCATAATCGCCACCGCCAGCCAACTCATCCAGTTTAGACATAATGCTATCATCTGATAAATCCACTTCCCCTCCTTCTGCCCACTTAACCTTGTCTGCCCAGTACGCGGCACTGCTCTTACCTTTTGCAATGTTCTTTGCATGACGTGCCTTGAATGATTCACGCTTTGCTGTCATGCGATCTGACTCACCTTCTTTTGGCTTGCCTGCTGTTT